TGTTAAATATATTTTTGCTTTATATATAAACAACAAACTAAGGAGTAGTATAGGTGTCTAGTAGTAAGTATGCAGCGATAAAAACAACTGATGTAGGGAAGAACACCCCATGGAAGGGTGAAGTACCTATTCAGAAGAATATTCGTAGATACCCTAAGAAGAAATAGATGCTCCCAACTAACTCAGAGAAGACCATATTTAGGCTTAATATTATCATAGGATTATGGATCCTTGATAAGCTAATAATGGCTCTCTTAATTTGGATGATATAATGCCTAGATTCGGAAAGAGAAGCAGGGGCAACCTAGCAACCTGTGATGAAAGATTACAAAAAGTATTCAATGAGGTCATAAAAAACGTTGACTGTAGTGTTATAGAAGGTCATCGTAGCGAAGAAAGGCAAAATAAACTCTATGACGAGGGAAAGACTAAAGTACGTTACCCAAATGGTAGGCATAACGCTAAGCCTAGTAACGCTGCTGATGTCGTGCCTTACCCTATTGACTGGGAGGATAGAGAACGTTTCCACCTATTTGCTGGGTATGTCCTTGGGGTGGCTCGTGGGATGGGTATTACTCTTCGTTGGGGAGGAGACTGGAATATGAACTTTGAAGTAGATGACAATAAGTTCGATGATTTCCCTCATTTTGAATTGACAGATGTATGAGATAAGTATAAAACATAAAGGCGTAGGTAAACGAACCTACCAAATATTCAGCAAAGACGAAGCTGACAACCAAAAGATAGAATATAAGTACTGGAAAGAGGCGGAGAAAGGTGATTATGCGCTCACAGATGATAATTATGTGGGAGAAGTTATCCAGAAGAAGGAATATAAGTCAAATAATGGTGTTGCTTCTTATTATGTTCGGATGCCTTTTGGTTATGCCTTTCATTCTCCTAAGTATCCTACTCAAAAACTTAAAGCGGATGGCAGACTATCTAATCATACGTTATCAGGAAAGCCACAATTAGAAGTACGTAAGGGTCATACAGACTGGAAGAACTTAGCTTTAGTATATAGCTTATGTTTTAATACAGATGTAGCTATTGATACAGTATATGATAACCCAACAGCATCTAAAAGAAGAACGGCTAAAAGATGGATGAGAACAGAGGAGTTTAAAAGTATGGTAAAAGATGAATTAAGTGATGTATTAGCAGAAAAGGGACATAACAGATCCAGAACAATAGATTTATTGGATAAAGGTCTAGAAATGGCTGAGAAAAAAGGAGATGTTACTAATTTTCTTAGAGTTGTAGAGAATATACAAGATATGTTGGGTATGAAAGACAAGACTGTTACTAAAACTACTACTCAATTAGAAGCTACCCAGACAAGAAAGCTTTTAGATGAAATAAATGAAGAAGAGCAGCATCTAAAAGGTACACAAACCAAGATAGAGGCTAAAACATCTACGGATGAGTGATTTTGAGGATAGATACGAAAAGAAACAAGCATTAAAGAAGCTTTATGAGAATATAGCTTTATTCGGGAGAACTTGTTTTCCTACAGCCCTTAAAAAGGCTACACCCCCTTTCCATCATGAAATATATTCAGCATTAAGAAATAGAAAAAAGAAAAGAGTATTGATAGCTGCCCCTCGTGGTACAGCAAAATCCACAGTTACCAGCCTTCTCCTTCCCCTTCACAGAATAGCATTTAAACATAACGATGATGAGGAGTTTATCGTTATTGTATCTGAGTCACAGGCGCAGTCTATCAACTTTTTATCTCGTATTAAATATCACTTAACTCATAGTGATCGATTTAAGAACTTATTTGGTGATCTAGGTCCTAATACAGCTACAAGATGGACAGCTACAGATATAGTTACAGCTAATGGAGTAAGAATAATAGCTGTTGGTACTGGACAAAGAGTTAGGGGTTTCATTGAAGGAGATACAAGACCAACATTAATTATTGTAGATGACTTTGAATCAGAATTGAATGCTTACACGCAAGAAGCTAGAGCTAAGAACAGAAAGTGGATGACAGAAGCCGTAATACCATCATTATCCGATGAGGGTCGTATTGTTATGATTGGTACAGTTATATCAGAAGATTGTTTCTTATACTGGGCTAAAGACTCCTCCGCTTGGAATACGTTATGGTATTCTATTACCAATGACGATGGCTCTCCAATATGGCCCGAAAGATTCCCACATGCTCGTATTGATTCTATAAAAGAAGAGTATGCATCAGTAGGTAATATTAATGGATTCTATCAAGAGTACATGAATATAGCCCAATCTCCAGATGAAGCTCCTTTTAAACCTGATTGGATCAAGTTACATCAATATGATTTTGAAAGACGAGAAGGTCAACCATGTTTAGTTAGAGAGACAGGAGATGGAGAAACAGTAATCCCTGTAGAGGTATATGGTGGCGTAGATCCTGCATCTAGTTTATCAGCAAGAGCTGACTTCTTTGTACTTGTCACTATTGGAATAGACCATGAAGGCAATAAATATTTAATAGATTTATATAGAAAACATGTATCTCCTGCAGAACAACCTGATATTATAATAGATACGTTTAAAAAATATAGACATCGTAAGATGAAAATAGAAACAGTAGCATATCAGGAAGCTTTAAGAGCAGCAGTTAAAAAACGTATGCTTGAAGAGAATTTATATATACCAGGATTAGAAAAAGGTGTGAAGCCAAGAACAAGAAAGTCTGAAAGATTATTATCTTTAGTTCCAATGTTTGCTAAGGGTGAGTTTTTCTTTAGAAGTAGAGATACCGAGGCACAAGCAGAGTTTTTATCTTATCCAAAGGGTAAGAATGATGATGTTATGGATGCAATATGGACATCATTAGAAGGAGCTAGACCTAGTAGGCTTAAATCTTTAGATGTTGATAAGAAAGGTAGTAAATTAAAGAAAGTACTTGATTGGATGACCATATAGTTCTTATATTTAATTACCTATAATCCAGATGGATTTAGGTTAAACGGGGGGTATTGAGCATTGTCAGACTATGATAACGCTGAGTCCAAAGAAAATATAGCAGAGGAAACTAAACGCCTCTTTGATTTATACAAAAGAAAACGTGACCAATGGGAGACCCAGGCGCGTGAAGATCAAGAATATAGACTTGGACGCCAGTGGACTACAGAACAAATTAAAACTATGGAGAGCAGAGGCCAAGCGCCTATTGTTGTCAATAGAATACATCCTGCCGTTGAAACAGCTAAAGCTTTATTAACTGCTAACAGACCATCATTTAAAGTATCCCCCAGAGAAGATAGTGACACTAAAGTTGCTAATGTTTTAAATGCTTTATTATCATATATGTATGATATATCTGATGGCAGAACAGTTATTAGACAAGCTATAGATGATTATTATGTAACTGGAATGGGATACCTTATGGTTTACCAAGATCCTTTAGCTGATAGTGGCAAGGGTGAAGTTACATTTAGAGATATAGACCCTATGGATGTTTATGTCGACCCTAATAGTAGAGATTCATTCTTCGATGACGCTGAAAATATTATCGTATCAAGGAACTTCACAAAAAGTCAAGCAAAAGCTTTATATCCCCAATATAAAAATGCAATAGATGCAGCTTCTGGTTCTTACGATAGTGATTCAATAATAACAGGAAGAAGTGATGACACAGCCTTAACCTTTCCAGGTGATATAGATACACTGGAAGAAGGAGATAACGAATACGTAAGAGGTTATGAAAGATACTATAAGGTTTCTGTTAACATGTATAGGGTTCATGAGTCATATACTGGAAAAGAATATAGATTTGATGAGGAGGAGTTCCAGCAATATATATCTCAAGAGGTCGGAGTAGTACAAGGACAGATCATAGAGGGTTCTGATAAAATAGAAGCAGCTAAAGAGCAGAACTCTAAGATGAAACAAGAAATTCTAGATGCTAATCTTAAAAAATTAGATGATACTATATTTAGAATGCAGGAAGAGTTGGAAGTTCAATATCAAGAAACAGAAAAACAACTATTAGAACAAGTCCAAATAGGTAACATGATTCAAGATAGAGCTGAATTAGAGTTAGCTAACTTAAGAGAGCAAATTGATAAAACTATTAAGGATGAAAGAGAAAAAGCAATGGCTGAAGCTGGAGCTATTTCTAATATTCCTGGAATAGAAGTTAAAACTAAAGCACATTTAATAACTGAAAAAATGATAGAAGCTATACCAGTAGCTATCGTTCAAGTTAAACAATGTGTTGTTATAGGCGATTCTTATATTTACTCAAGGATATTACCAACTAGTAATTATCCTATTGTTCCTTTAATCAATTTACATACAAGAACACCATATCCTATGAGTGATGTTCGAATGGTTAAGGGTTTACAAGACTATATCAATAAAACCAGATCACTTATTATAGCTCACGCTACTACATCTACTAATATGAAGGTTTTAGTACCTTCTGGTAGTGTAGATATGGCTGAGTTTGAAGAAAAATGGGCTCAACCTGGTGTAGGTATAGAAGTGGATTTTGATATGGGGCAGCCTGTAGTAGCTAGTCCAGCTCCTCTTCCTAACGAGTTGTATAATAATGAACAGACGGCCAAAAACGACATTGACCATCAGCTTGGACTCTATGAGATGATGATGGGTAATTCATCGGCTGCTCCACAAACTTATAAAGCCACTATATCTTTAGATGAGTTTGGACAAAGAAAGATTAAGTCTAAATTAGCAGATATAGAGGGTGGTTTGCAACGTGTAGCTAAGGTAGCTATACAATTAATGCAAGAATTATACCAAAATGAAAAGATTTTTAGAGTTGTTAATCCTAATAACTCACTTAGCGAATATGCTATAAATAAAAAATTGTATGACGATAAAACTAACGAAGTGTCTATTGCTAATGATATTACAGTAGGCAAATATGATGTAGTATATGTATCAGGTTCAACACTTCCAAGTAATAGATACGCGGAACTTGAATTTTATATGGATGCTTATTCTAAAGGTATTATCGACAAAGCAGAAGTTCTTAAGAAGACAGAGGTCTTCGATATGGAAGGAGTTCTTGAAAGAACAGATACTATTGGACAACTTCAGCAACAACTTGAATCAGCGACGAAACAGCTTAAGAAATTAGGTGGTGACATGCAGACGCTTGAAAGAGAGAATGTTCACCTGAAACAAAAAGTAGAGGTAGAGAAGTTTAAAACTGAACTAGATCAAGTTAAGAATAAGTCTAAAATGGCTGGTACTTTATTTGAAAAACGTTTAGATGATAACTTATCTATGCTTTCCAAAGAAGCTAGAGATGCAGCTAAAGAAAAAACAGACGACTCACCTTCTTCAGCATCCAAGAAGCAGTCAGAGAAGAGGAAAAAATAAATGGAAGCTAACGAACAAGGCCAGGCTCCAGAAACTCCTGCATTTGAGCAGGAATTAATGGATACCCAGGCAATTCAAGCAAACCCCGACACTACGTGGGAAAAAGAGATGGGACTACCAACTCCAGAAGCAACGGCCCCTCCAACAGGCGAGGAAACCCGTAATATGACGGAGCAAGTACAACCCCAGCAAGATTTCACGCAGAACGAGGTTACACCTACTGAAGATAATGATGCAGTACGTTTTCAGTATTGGCAGTCTGAGGCAGCCAAATTAAAGAATCAGTTAAATGAGGTCAAAGAGTATATGCCTATGGTAGATTACTTGAGGACCAATCCAGAGGCCGTGCAAAGTATAACGCCAGGTGGTAAAACATCAGCAGAAGCTGCACCAACAAGTCAGGAAGTAGAGGAATTTCCTCCTCCACCTGCTAAGCCTGAGCAACCTCGTGGATTCTCTAGAGAAGAGGCTTTTTCTGATACTACTTCAGAAAGTGCAAAGTATTTAGATGATGTTGATAAATGGAGAGACGATATGCAAACATATAGTAATCTTCATTCTCAATATGAAATAGCTACAATGCGCGAATCATATAACAAGAAACTTGAAGGTCTTGAAAAAGTAGAGGCTCAAAGAAGGGCTCAAGCTCAACAGACTCAGGAAATGAGTAATGTTCGAAGTTATGTTGGAAGTAACTACGATTTAGGTGAGAATCTTGACGATTTTATAACCACAATGAATGATCCTAAAGCAATTAATATGGATGATCTAGTGGGTTATTATAAATACAAGAATGGAATGGCTGCTAACAATGTTGCACCAACTCCTCAAGCGCCTAGTGGAAACTTTAAGCAATTACAAAGAGCACAATCTGTTCCTCAGCCAATGGGTGTACAGCCTGCTAGTAATACAGCTACTCAAAATACTGGATCTAAAGGTTTCATGGATATGATTATTAATGACAATCAATCTAAAAACATTCTCTAGGAGGGAATACTAATGGCAATAACAGGAAATACATTAGGCACTACCACTCCATCAGGACAGTGGGTCGGAAACGGCACAGCTACTGAT